CGGCTAATCCAACCGAGCGGGTCGTGTATCCGTCTTTCCGTCCCGCTGTGGACTTACCTCGCAGTAACTTATTTGTGTAAACCAGAAAGGAGTTGTCAAACCTTAGACAAATAGGTTATACTGTGTTTTCCGAGGGTGATACAAGGTGTATCACCTATCCTTTTTATTTTTTGGAGATTCAATCATGCAAGTACAAGCACTTTCTTTTTCTCAAGTTGTTAACCTCATTGCCACCATCGGGCACAAGAGAACGGTCATCGTAGAGGGCGAGAACGGCATCGGCAAAACCGCGCTGTTCCATGCACTTAAACGTATGGACAAGTTTGCCGACCACATCGCTGTCGATCCTGTTGACTGTACGCAGTTGTCTGACGGTAGCGTGTGGATGCCTGATCTTGATCGCGATGCTGGCGTGTCTCGTGAGTTGCCCAACGAGCGGTTCGGTGTCAGCAAGACCAATCAGTTCGGTGTCAACGGTTCCAAGCCTATCTTGGTGATGCTCGATGAGATTGCCAAGGCTCCTAACTTCATCAAGAACGTATTGGCTCCGATCGTCTACGAGCGGCGTGTTGGTAACTACCACATGCCCGAGGGTAGCGTTGTGTTCTGCGGTACTAACCTTGGTGTCGAGGGTCTAGGCGATAGCATCCAAGCGCACTTGCGTAATCGTCTTGTGTTCGTTCAGATGCGTAAGCCTACGGCTGAGGAGTGGTGTCATTGGGCTGTTGATGCGGGTGTGCATAGTTCTGTTATCGCGTTTGTCACGCTGACGCCAACTGTTATGGACTCGTTCCTTGACTACGAGAAGGGCGGCAAGTACGAGGGTCGTCAACTCGACAAAGACAACGGCATGATCTTTAACCCTCGCTCGACTGCCAAGGCGTATGCTACGCCGCGCTCACTTGTTGCGGCGGGTGATGTTCTGTCCGAGGGTCTTGACGTGCTTGACGATCACACTATCGAGCATACGTTGTGCGGCACAGTCGGTGAGCCAACGGCTCGTGCAATGCTGTCAACCATTCGGTTCGGTCGTGAGATCACATCGGTTGATCGTATACGCCACGATCCTGAGACTGCACCACTTAGCGACAACCCAACGGTTCAGCTAGTTCAAGTGTTCAAGCTCGTGTCTGATATATCAACGCGTGAGGATGCTGAAAAGGCTACGACATACGTCATGCGTATGCGTCCTGAGTTGCAAGCGGTATTCACTAACAACGTTGCTACATCTCAGCGCATCGGTCTGTACGCTACGCTCACCAACTTCGGTGCTTTGCTCAGAGAGCACAAGATATATTTCCCATCTAACTAAGGAGATTCAATCATGGCTTTTCAAGACTTAACACTTCAGCAACGCATCAGCGCAGTCAACATCGACTGTATGCGTCATCCCAAGTTTGCTTTGCTCTCTGGCGTTATCCCTATGGGTAAGTCAGAGGTTGTTGACAATCGCCCGACTGCGGCGACCAACGGCAAAGACAAGTGGTATGGTCGTGCGTTCATCACGCCGCTCAACCGTAAGCAGCTACGCTACCTTGTGTTGCACGAGAACTTTCACGTTGCACTCAAGCATTGTGTGTTGCCGACATATCGTGAGGTCAGCAAGAAAGCGGGGCATCGCATCACCAACATCGCTATGGATCACGTCATCAACAACATGATCGAGGAGCTTGACCCATCACTTAACTTTGTCGAGCGTCCATGCGAGGGGTTGTGCTGTGATGCCAAGTACAAAAATATGTCGTTCATCCAAGTGTTGCGCGATCTGATGCAGAACCCACCGCCTGAAGATGATGACTCACTGGACGAGCATGAGCCCTACGATGGTGACGGCGACGATGAGGGCGAGGGCAGTCCATCCGACAAGTTATCCAAAGACGTTGACGAAGCTAACCGCCAAGGCAAGATTGCTTCTGAGCGTTTGCAAAGCGGCTCTGGTGGTGGCGGTCGTGACATTCTCGAGACTGCGGCTGACCGCATGACTGACTGGCGTGATGCGTTGCGTGAGTTCATTCAGACTGTCTGCCAAGGCGACGACAACTCTCGCTTCTGCCCACCCAACAAGCGCTTGCTTGCTAGTGGGTTCGTGATGCCATCACACTTCAACGAGTCTGTCGGCGAGTTAGTTGTTGCCTGCGATACCTCTGGCTCTATGACTTCGTACTACGGTGTGTTGTTCGGCGAGTTGGCACGTATCTGTAAGACTGCATCACCTGAGTCTGTGCGTGTGTTGTGGTGGGATACCGCTGTGCGCGGCGAACAAGTCTTCGCACCTATCGACTACGACAACATCGCCAAGCTCGTCAAACCCAAGGGCGGTGGCGGCACTACGCCACACGTTGTTACCGAGTACATGGCAGAGCATCGCCTCGAACCTCAAGCAGTTGTCTGGCTGACTGACGGCTACATCGGGAGCGATACTCCCAACACATCTACGCCATCGCTGTGGGGCGTGGTGGACAACGACTCGTTTGTCCCAACACACGGCAAGTTAGTTCGTATCAATCTGTAAACACAAGGAGAATCAATCATGACTACACGTTACAACATCGACACCTGCTCAATGCTCACCGAGTTCAACGCATCTGTATGGACTGCGCGTAAGCTCGACAAGTCTGCCACCGAGGAGGTGGTGTCCAACAAGAACGCCAAGGCTAAGGATGCGGCGCGGGTCAACAAGCACTTGCTTGCGGGTCGTCCTGAGCTAGACGTTATCCAACAACTCGTTGGTCGTGCCCGTACCTATGTTTATGACAACACGTTACCGTGGTCTGACTCTGGTCTGCGTCTGCTACCGACCATCAACTTCGAGAAGTTCGCAACCAAGATGAACGAGTTCGAGGATGAGTTCACCGATACCGTCAAGAAGTTCGTTGACATCTACCCTACGCTCATCACGGCGCAGGCTATGGCGCTTGGCGATATGTTCAAGCGCGACGACTTCCCAACGCAGAACGAGCTGCTTACCAAGTTTGCTTTCCGCGTCAACTACCTGCCTGTGCCTACATCTGGCGACTTCCGCATTGATGTGGGTAATGCCGCTACTGCCGAGTTGCGTGAGCGTCTCGAGCGTGTAACCAAGGAGCGCGTTGACTCTGCGATGGCTGACATTCGTATGCGTTTGCGTGACCACTTGGCGCGTATGTCTGACCGACTGACTACGGACTACGTTGGGGGTGAAGCCAAGCCTCGACGTTTCCATGACACGTTGGTGGATGGCGCGTTGGAGTTGTGCGACCTTGCCAAGGCGCTCAACGTTGTCAATGATCCTGACCTTGAGCGTAGTCGGGCTCACTTGGAGCAAGTACTTACTGGCGTCACACCAACAGACCTACGTAAGAACGAAGCTATACGACAAGATGTTAAGAAGAATGTCGATAGCATCTTGGATAAATTTACGTTCTAACCCTAATTGCAAAGGAGAAAAAGTATGTCAATATTAGGCGATAAACTACGTGATGCCTTCAATCAGATGCAAGTCGATGATGAGGGCGTGCCGACAGAAATCACAACAGTAACTACACAGGAGAAGCAAATGCAAAAACTATCTGCATCAGAAGCGGCGTTCGATTACGTCATGCAAACGCCCGGCTGTACTGCCACGCAAGCAGGCAGAGTCTTGGCACGAGACGGGTACAACGAGTCAACCATCAGCGCATTGATCTATCAAATGGTCAAGCAAGGGATGATCCGCAAAGACGAGAAGACCAAACGCGTGTATGCCGCGCAGAACGCGTACACCCCGATCAAAACAAACCAACGCACCACTAAGCGTAAGTACGCACGCAAAGAGAAAGCAGGGTTAGCTGCTTTGCCGCGCGCTATGCCCACGGCGGAGAAATCAACACCGCATCCGACCATGCTGACTGCTGACTACGTCATGAAGAACATCAGTCTGGCTGAAGCCAAAGCGTTGTTCGATCAACTCAATGGATTCTTTGGATGAAAGTTAAAGGAGGTCAGAAACCTGCTCGACGTGTTGATGCCTACTTGTTTGCGAAGACATGGAAATTGTTTGAAGCAGGCAGGGAAGTATCAGCACACGAACTGGCAGACATCATCGACGTTTCGATGAGAACTTCTTGGTTGTGGCTAAGAACTTTGCATGAGATGCGGTGTATCCACATTGTCGGCTGGAAGAAAGACACGATGGGCAGAGACCAAACCCCGATCTACGCAGGTGGTGACGGGTTTGATAAACCCAAACAAGTCCAGACGCTAGCAGACAGACGCCGTAAGTATCAAGAGAAAATGAGACGTTTAAAGGAGAAGTAAAGATGGCTATTAAAGAAAAAGATACAGTTGTAATTCACCCCGCCAATATTCAACGTGCGGTTATTTCAATCAAAGGCACTGCTCCACTTGTGCAAAACAAGTTCAGTAAAAAAGCCAAAGACAAGATGATGGAGGACATGGCAAAAACAAAAGCGCAGAAAGGAAAGAAGACAGACCGCGATCCGCGCAACTACGATGCGGACTTTGAGAACGCACAACACATGAGCGTAGCTGGATGGAATGGAGTGCCTTGTCCCGCGTTTCGTTCAGCCATGATTCGTGCTTGTAGTCTTATCAAAGGCGTGACCATGACAGACGCACGTATGGCTGTGTTTGTTCTGGCTGACGGCTTCGACAAAGATGATGGCACGCCGCTTGTGAAACTCAAGGCAGCAAAGCCTGAGCGGCTTGAGAGCTTGGTCCGACTGCAAGGTATGGGTAATCCTGCCGATGTGCGGATTCGTCCGATGTGGCGTGAGTGGGAAGCCGATCTAACTGTTGAGTTCGATGCCGACACCATCACCGCAGAGTCTGTTGTTAACTTGTTAGATAGAGCAGGTCGTCAAGTTGGTGTTGGCGAAGGGCGACCATTCAGTAAGAGTTCCAACGGTCAAGGTTGGGGCACGTTTTCAGTAGTAGCACATTCTTTTGAGGAGACTGCAAATGGCTAAAGCATCCAGTACAGATGTCCGAACTGCGCAGATACACGCAGAGCTATTAAACATAGCGGCGGCGAATGGAGGTAATCTGATACCCGCTCACGTAGTAACAGCGGCTAAAAACCCTAGCTCAGTTCTGCACCGTGAGTTTGAGTGGGATGATGACGAGGCGTCACATCTCTATCGCATAGCTCAAGCGGGTGCGTTAATACGCCGAGTCAAACTGCACATTGTGCAAGTCGGTGGGAACGCAAGGAAGATTAACATTAACGTTACTCGTGCGTATCAAAGCCTACCATCCAGTCGCAAAACTGGTAAAGGGTACGACAGCATTGAGGACATAATGAACACCCCCGCAAAGCGCAAAGAAATGCTTGAGGGTGTTGAGAAGGAGTTACTGGCGTATCAGAAACGGTACTCAAACCTTGTTGAACTGCAAGATGTTTGGGATGCTATTGAACTGTGTGTCATTAAGAAAGCCACCGCAATCTAACTCTGACTTGGCAGGCGCGGAGTCGCAAGGCTTTGTATGGCAAGGCGAGTTCTGGAGAGGCACGGCAGGTTTGGCAAGGCATGGCGAGGACAGGCTAGGCACGGCATGGCAGGTTAGGCCCGGCACGGACAGGCGAGGCACGGAGAGGCTGGGCGCGGCAAGGCAGGTAAGGCACGGCACGGTCTGGTATGGTAACGCGCGGTAGGGCTCTGTAAGGCATGGCAGGCACGGAATTTTTTAAAGGAGAAAGTATGAAAACAGTATTGAAACCTAAGACCCAGTGGGATAGCTGGAAAGAAGAGCTAGTCGTTGCGGCGAAGCGCACATTCAAACCGATGGAGGGCAGCTACCACCCACACGAACTGAGCGCCCCCGCAGTACGACTCGGCGCAGATGATCACATGAAGTACCCAAGCCGTAACGGCAACACGTTACGGTATCGTGATGGAAGAGAAGAAAGGTTTAATAAGTGAGAGCATTTTTCCCCTGCCCTGAATGTGGCAAAGCGTCCAAAGTCGCTGAAACAATTAAACGTGTAAGCGATGACGGACGCGACTGGAAGTACCGACGGTATCACTGCGCAGGAGGACACATGTTCTCTACCGCAGAGCAATCATACGAAGCGGTGCAAGGACGCAAACCTAACTTGACGCAAAAGGAGATTCAACATGAGACTACCAACGAACATTCAGAAAGAGTTTAGTACAACCAACAAGGAAGTAAGAAGGGTTATGGCAAACACACCGCCAGAACCAGAAGTATTAACAACCAAAGAACCGATCGACTGGCGTGCTGAATTTCAGGACGATTGGGATTATCACGGTATCATTTACACAATCGGCAAGACGCTAGCTTGGGTGCTGGTTTTGGCGTTTATGTTTGGTGTTATCTACGGCATGCTTATAACGGAGCAGATATGAAAGCGTTTAAACCAACTCAAGAGCAGATTGATTCTGTGACACGTAAGCTGGACATTGTCATGAACTTGGCAGGCGAAGGCGATGAACAGATCAACGTGCTTGTGCATGCGTTAGCTAACGCAGTCATTGACCAAGAGTTAGAAATGGCAAGCGCCATCAATGCGTTAACAGCCGTTTATATTTCAGGTATGGATGCACGTTACTCAACAGAGGAGGACGACTATGACGAGTGAAGAAGAACGTGAACTCGACCTACAACTAGGAGACATGATCCGTGAAAACCACATACTCAAACAACGGCTCGAAGCAGCAGTCACAGAAGCGCTACGACTCCGACATAAACTCGAGCACATTTACGCCCTCAGCCACTTGGCCCTTTCCGAAGACGTTACCGAGCGAGAAGGAAGTACAGCGCCGGTTACGCATGATGACAAAGCGGCGTATTGAGGATATGGATGAAGCGCCATTTTAAGGAGAGTAGTATGGACGGTTTCAACGGAACAAGTGCTGACGACTTACAGTACGGCGGCACACACTACAAAGACATGCCCATCCAACCGTGGGCTGTTATGGAAGCGGTGCTGACCCGCGAGGAATTCATTGGGTTCCTAAAAGGCAACATCATCAAATACAGTTTGCGTCACGGCAGGAAAGATAGTCCTGACGCAGACAAAGCTCTGCACTACATGCAGAAGCTGAAAGAAACGTCCGGCTCAGGGTGGTGAGCCAGATTGGTCAGCGTGTGGATCGACATAGGCCTTGTAGATGCTCCACACACGCTGAATGAAGTTACTGTGCCACCAAGGTACTCGTGCCTCATGCAGCAGCAACTCGATCTCCACACGGCGAAGCGGGAGGGCGCCGAATCTACATTTCCCTCCCACCCCTTAACTTGTTAACAGGAGAACAATCATGGCGTCAACGCCGGAAGCACTGGTCAAGAAACAGATCAGGAAAATTTTAGATACAACAGCCACGTACTACGCCATGCCCATCGGCACAGGCTACGGCAACAGCGGGGTGCCAGACTTCCTTTGTTGTAGGAACGGTCATTTCTTAGCCATAGAAGCCAAAGCAGGCAAAGGCAAAACAACCGCGCTACAAGATGCACACCTCGAGCGTATCAAAGCCGCAGGCGGCACAGCCGTCGTTATCAACGAGCAGAACATCAAAGAGCTGCCTGACATACTGGACAAGTTATGAAAATGTTTGAGATCATCGAGCGATCAATAGCGAACTTTGACTCGCTGTCGGAAGACGACAAAGAACGCTTCGCTGGTATGTGTGCCATCTTAGCCGCGTGCATAACCGAGCACCAAAAAGCTGTGTGGTTGATCGACCGAGAAGACACGGTGTCTGTAATGGCAGTCAATGCCAACGAACTAGAAATAGCGCAGCTCATTGGCGAGGGCTACGAGCTATTCAACTGCGCCGTGATGGAAGACGCGCCACCAAAGGAGATGATGAATTGAGTAAGTTATTTGACCAAATCATAACTGTTGACTTCGAGACGTACTGGGATAGCAAGTCCTTTACGTTGAGCAAGATAACTACGGAGGAGTACATACGCGATGAAAAATTTAGAGACTTCGGAGCTTGCTTCCATGTATACGGAAGCGACGAACCAATTGAATGGGTTAGAGGATGCGACATACCTGAGTACGTTTCTGGAATCGATTGGGGACGAACCGCAGTGCTTGCGCACAATGCACAATTCGATGTTTCAATACTGGGATGGCGGTATGGCGTATCCCCGGCATTCATATTCGATACCCTATCAATGGCGCGAGCTTTACGCGGTGTGGAGGTTGGCAACTCCCTCGCGAAATTGGCAGAAGATTTCGGACTGCCCGCTAAAGGCAAAGCCGTTTATTCGACTAATGGGCTTGCCGACATTTCTCCAGAGATGGAAAGAGAGCTCGCTGAGTACTGCAAACATGATGTGTATTTGTGTGAAGAAATCTTCACGCGTTTATCGGTGGGGTACCCTAGATCGGAGCTACGACTGATCGACATGACGCTCAAGATGTACACCGAGCCCATGCTTAAGTTGGATAGTGCAATGCTTGAGCAGGCGCTGGTTGATGAGAAGGCACGCCGTGAGGGTTTACTGCAACGTCTTGGTGTAGAAGAAAAGCAGCTGGCATCCAACCCGATGTTTGCTGACATCCTGATCAATATGGGTGTGCCCCCACCAAAGAAAGTCAGTAAGACAACAGGCAAAGAAACGCTGGCACTTGCCAAGAACGACGCCCTGTTCCAAGCCCTGCTCAATGGAGACAACGAGGACGTAGCGGCGCTGTGTGAGGCTCGCCTAGCGGTGAAGTCAACAACCGAACGTACCCGTGCCCAACGGTTCCTCGACATCAGTAAGCGCGGACCTCTGCCTGTGCCTCTGAGCTACTACGGAGCGGCAACTGGGCGATGGACGGCATCCAAGGGCAGCGCCATCAACATGCAGAACCTTAAGCGCGGCTCGTTCCTACGCAAAGCCATCATGGCACCAGAGGGGCATCAGCTAGTTGTTGGTGACTTGTCTCAGATCGAGCCTCGTGTTCTGGCATGGCTGTCGGACTATGAAGACATGCTTATGATCTTTAAGCAAGGCGGCGACCCGTACGCGGCGTTTGGTGCACAGATGTTCAACATTCCGGGGATGACCAAAGAGAGCCACCCTGATCTGCGGCAGTCTGCTAAGTCGGCGCTTCTGGGCTGTGGCTACGGCTTGGGCTGGGCATCCTTTGCGGCGCAGTTACTGACCGGCTTCCTTGGCGCACCGCCAGTTATGTACACGAAAGACTTTGCCAAGAAGCTGGGCGTCGATCGGGATTACGTGGAGAAGTTTGTCAACAACGAAGAAAACGTTGCGAAGCTGGAAGCCATACCGCACACCTGCTCTATTGATGATTTGTTAACACATGCCGTAGCGGCAAAGAAGATCATCGACATTTACCGGAGCACCGCATGGCCTGTCGTATCGTTCTGGAATATGTGCGCAGAGCTGCTTGTTAAATCGCTTGCAGGCGGCGAAGAAGTGGTGTATAAATGTATCACTTTCAGAAAAGAGGAGATCGTATTGCCCAACGGCATGCGGCTCTTGTATCCGAATTTACGACAAGTTAAGGATGAAAACGGTAGGAGCCAGTGGGTATACGGGCCAGACGCTACCAAGCTCTATCCGGGCAAGATAACGAACAACATTGTTCAAGGAACAGCGCGTATCGTTATGACGGATGGGATGCTCCGAGTGGGGAAAAGATACCCCATCAAGGGCACGGTGCACGACGAGTTAATCGCCGTTGTACCAGACGAAGAAGTGTCTGACGCGAAGACTTGGGTCTTGGCGCAGATGACTATGGAGCCGAAGTATATGCCGGGCATACCTTTGGACGCTGACGGTGGCGCACACCGCCGATATGGATTAGCTAAAAACTAGGAGAAGCAAATGTTATTACCAAAAACTATTGAGGTTGGCAAATCAATATACACAATCAATCAGCCAAAGGAGATTACCAAATGTCTAGGTCAGATTGATTACACGGAAAAGGTTATTGATGTGGCAACCCACGCTCTGAATTACAAACTGGCAGACGGAGAACGTAGCGAGACGTTCTGGCACGAGCTAACCCACGCCATACTGCACGACATGAACCACTCCCTGACGCGTGACGAGAAGTTTGTAACCGCCTTTGCTCGCCGTCTCAATGACGCCATCCTTTCTGCGGAGTTCTGATGAAAAAACCTGCATGGAGCCATAGCTCCCTAAAAGACTTTGAGGGGTGCGCTAGGCGCTACCATGAGGTCAAAGTTCTGAAGAACTACCCGTTCCAAGAGACCGAGGCAACCCGTTATGGAAACCAAGTACACGAGTCCTTGGAGTTCTACATTCGGGACGGCAAAGAGATACCGCCAGAGCACAGCCAGTTTAAGCCTGTTGTTGACAAGCTGTTAGCAAAACCGGGACGTAAGCTAGCAGAGCAGGAGATGGCGCTCACCGTAGACCTGAAGCCTACCGACTGGAAAGCCAAGGACGTGTGGGTACGGGGTATAGCCGATATGCTGATCATTGACGACGACAACCTGACGGCGTGGGTGGTGGACTGGAAGACAGGGAACGACAGGTATCCAGATCGTGACCAGCTAATCCTGATGTCCATCATGGTGTTTGAGCACTACCCCCATATCCGCAAGGTCAACTCAGCCCTGTTGTTTATTGTCAAGAACAGCATGGTCAAGATGCAGATGACACGCGATCAAAAAGACGCGGCATGGTGGCGTTATCGTGAGCGAACCGCTAGACTAGAGGCGTGCTTTGAGAACAATGTTTGGAACCCTAACCAAACGCCCCTGTGTAAGTGGTGTCAAGTTAAGGGCTGTGAATTTAACCCGCATCATTAAGGACTAAAAATGCCTTACGTAAACAAACCCCGTCCCTATAAAAAAGAGTACGAACAGTACGATGGGACACCCGCAGTTAAAAAGAAACGCGCTGCTCGTAACAAAGCACGCCGCATGATGGAGAGAGAAGGGCTCGTTCATAAAGGAGATGGCAAAGATGTCGATCACAAACGGCCCCTTTCAAAAGGCGGCGCCTCAACTAGAAGCAATATTCGCGTTAAGAGCGCGACTGCAAACCGATCATATAAAAGGAATGCAGACGGCTCCGTCAAATGATGACGTGCCGATTGACGTACTAGCTGATCTGTGGCTGGTACGTTTCGGAGATGCGTGGGTAGATCAAGACACCATCAATCAGGATGACTTTTTCTATGACGCATTCATCAGACTTAGGCAAAGAGGTTACATACAACAACATTTTTTGACGGACCGCGCAAAGTACGTGTGCCGCAAACCATAAAGAGAGAAGCAATGCAGATCGTAAATGACAAGGCGCTAGTCTTGCGGACTCGCAATCCGTCTAAGTACAGCGTCATACCAAAGCACAGAATAGTTGCGGAGAAAGACGGCATCTATGATATTGCCGTTTACTGGGGCTTGGACGAGACCCGAGTACTTCGCAACCTTGGCGTGAAGCATGCGCCATCACCAATCACAAGACGCTACGATTGGCCCGGGAAGTTTACGCCAATGGCTCACCAAAAAGAGACCTCGGCTTTCCTGACGCTATATCGTCGTGCGTTTTGTTTCAATGACCCCGGTACAGGCAAGACGCTGTCTGCGTTGTGGGCGGCTGACTACTTGATGCAACGTGGCGAGGTTCGCCGTGTGCTGATTCTGTGTCCGCTGTCTATCATGCACAGCGCGTGGATGGGCGACATAAACAGTAGCGTGATTCATCGCTCGGCTATTGTTGCCCACCATGCGCAAGCTGCGCGGCGCATCGAAATGATTCAGGGTGACTACGAGATCGTGATTGCCAACTACGATGGGCTGAACTTGATTGCAAACGAGATCAACAATGACGGTCGTTTTGACTTGGTTATCGTTGACGAGGCTAACGCATACAAGAACCCATCTACGCGGCGATGGAAGGCGTTGGCGTCAATCATTAAGCCCGAGACCTATCTGTGGATGATGACGGGTACTCCCGCATCGCAGTCGCCTGTTGATGCGTACGGCTTGGCAAAGCTCGTGAATCCCGGCGGGGTGCCTAAGTTCTACACGGCGTGGCGTGACAAGGTTATGTACAAAGTTACGCAGTTCAAGTGGGTGCCAAAAGCAACCGCTCGTGATACTGTGTTCGACGCACTTCAACCAGCAATACGTTTTAGTAAAGCCGAGTGTCTTGACTTGCCGCCAGTTATCACCATGACGCGCGAGGTGCCGATGACTTCGCAACAAACCAAGTACTACAACATGCTCAAAGAGCAGATGCTGGTCAAGGCGGCGGGTGAAGTGATCAGTGCTGTCAACGCTGGGGTTGCGGTTAGCAAGCTGCTACAAATCTCGTGCGGCGCCGCATACACGGATGACAAAGAGGTTGTCGAGTTTGATGCCGCGCCGCGCCTCAATGTGTTGGGGGAGATTTTGGAAGAGACCAACCGCAAGGTTATTATCTTTGCGTTGTTCCGCTCCAGCATTGACACAATCACCCAACACCTGACCAAGCAGGGCGTGGGGGTAGCGCAGATTCATGGCGATGTGTCGGCGAGCAAACGTGGTCAGATCATCCGCGACTTCCAGACAACCGACACGATACGCGTGCTTGTCATGCAACCTCAAGCAACCGCACACGGCATCACTTTGACCGCCGCTGATACTGTTGTTTTCTTTGGTCCGCTGATGAGTGTTGAACAGTACATCCAATGTATTGCACGCGCGGATCGTAAGGGGCAAGACTCAGACAAAGTCACCGTGGTGCATATAGAATCAAGTCCGCTTGAGAAGAAATTGTTCAAGGCGATGAGTAGCAAAGTTGATGACAACTCGTTACTCGTTAGCTTGTTCGATAGTGAAATAAAAAATTAAAAACAGTTTGCACGAATACAGAAAACCTGTATGATGTCAAACATTAGACAAGGAGAAGCAAATGACAGAAGAAGCAGAATCCGCAGAAATACCAATGGATAAGCTGGCGCGGGTGTATCGAAAGATACGCGACGAGAAGCAACGCCTGAGCCGCGAGTACGAAGGTAAGATTGCAGAACTAGAAGGCAAACTAGATCAACTCAAAATTGCCATGAAAGATCAGATGCTGCGCTTGGGTACAACATCCATGCGTACAAATAGCGGTACCGTATCGTTGGCTAAACACACAAAGTACAGCACTAACGATTGGGATAGCTTTAAACAATTCATCATGGAACATGACGCCGTAGACTTGCTTGAGAAGCGCGTTGCGCAGATCAACATGGCTACGTTCCTTGAGGAAAACCCCGGCGTCGTTCCCCCCGGATTGAACTCGTTGACTGAGTATTCGATTTCTGTCCGTAAGCCCTCAAACTAAGGAGAAGTGAAATGAGTGAAGTTGTTCCTTTTAACCCATCAAAATTGCCTGCGTTCGCAAAGAACCGTGGCGAACTGTCTGACCTTGCCAAGGCGCTAGCTGGTGGCTCTGGTGGTGGCGGTGGTGGCAAGCGCATCTCTATCAAAGGTGGTGTGTTCCGTCTGCTGGCTTCTGGTAAAGAAGTTGCTGCAATTGACGAGCGCTATCTTGACGTAGTGATTGTGAATGCCGCACCCAAAGTCAGCCGTGTGTTCTACGCCAAGAGCTACGATGCGGCGACTGTCTCTGCGCCTGACTGCTGGTCGCCCGATGGTGAGAAGCCCTCCCCTGATGCAGAGAACCGCCAAGCGTCACGTTGCGCTGAGTGTGTCCAGAACATCGCCGGATCGGGTCAGGGTAATAGCCGCGCTTGCCGTTACCAGCAACGCATTGCCGTAGTGCTCGCCAACGATATGGAAGGCGATGTCATGCAGTTAACTCTGCCAGCTACGAGCGTGTTCGGTAAGGAGAACGGCGATGAGCGTCCCTTGCAGGCATACGCCCGTTATCTGGTCGCGCAGAACATCGACCCCTCTGAACTCGTTACCCGTATGAAGTTCGATACAAAGTCAGAGAGCCCCAAGCTGTTCTTCAAGCCTGTGCGTTGGCTGACTGATGACGAGCGCCCCGGCATCGTAGATCAAAGCAAATCAGACGCCGCTATTCGGGCAATCACTATGACGGTCGCCAAGCAGGATGGTGTAGTATCTAAGCCCTTGGCTATCGAAGGTACCCGTCCAGCCCCCGTAGAGGAAGAAGCCCCCGCACCCAAGGCTAAGAAAGCCAAAGCTGCCACCGTAGAGGTGGAGGACGATGACGACGAGCCAACCGTGCGTAAGGAAACCAAGAAGCCAAGCGCCGTGCCGACTGCTAAGGCATCCTTAGCCGACATGGTCGATGACTGGGACGACGAATAAGGAGAAAGGGGGCTTCGGCCCCCGTTACGATGGCTTACTCACAACAAACTATACAAGCAGTTAAGAAGGCGCCTAAGACGCTGGGTAACCAGCTCGGGAGGTGGGCGGTGCATCTGGAGTTTCCTGTGGCAAAGATCGCAGACTTGTCTGGAGCTACCCGGCAATCTGTCTACAACTGGTTTCATGGCGGGGAGGTGTTTGTTGCCTACCGTCCAGTCGTTAAGACACTTCTTAGCATATTTCAAACATGTACAACCGCCGATGAGGCTTGGAGAAAAGCATGCAAGGCATTCAACCGCGCACTCTGACAAACGAAGAACTAGTCAACTACGCAACGATTCAAGGCTTCAAAAACCTCCCGCCAGAGTGGGTAGAAGAGCTGGTTATTAGATTGGCACTGACCCCAGACCAACCCCGTCAAGTAAAAGACACGCACACAAAAGACCTGTTCGACAACTAATCAAAGGGACTGCCATGACGCCGCTTGAGTTTTTAGCGGAGGTTCTGCCGTCCCCGGGTAACGGGCACTACTGCGTAGCGGAACTGACAATAAGAAAAGAACATCAATTTCTGGAGAACATAAATGAAGCACAACCCCACATAGACCGCTGGCTTGATAAAAAAGCCGACATATTCTTTGCGCTGGCTACGTTCAAAGAGCCGGGCAAGCGAGAGGCTGTCAACGCCAAGGTGATCAAATCCCTGTTCATCGACATGGACGGGTACACCACAAAGAAGGCGGCAGCTCTGGCACTCGATGCGTTCCTTAAGAAGACTGGACTTGACGTGTTTGGTGCGCCGTGGGTGGTGGCTTCTGGTGGCGGTATTCACTGCTACTGGCCCCTGACCCAAGAGCTAGAGATAGATGTTTGGAAACCTGTTGCTGAGAAGTTAAAGCGGCTGTGCGTCCAAGAGGGTATGAAGATCGACATGGCGGTAACGGCTGATGCCGCCCGTGTTCTGCGTATCCCCGGCACAACCAACTTTAAGAAGAAATACGGCACCCCTCGTCCCGTTAAGCTGATGTCTACGGCAGGGCGGTTTGAGTTTGAGGACTTGGCTAACTGTATAGATTCACAGTTGCGGGAAGAGTTTAAGCCGCTCCCCAATCGCATGGTGGATATTGGCGGTACTCGCCCCAAGCGAGACCCCAACGCTACGCAGGTCAAGTTGCTGGACAACGCCGATACCAGCTTCGAGCAAATCTGGGACAAGACAGTCGCCGGTACTGGGTGCGGACAGCTTCAGGACTACGTAGAGAACGCCCAAGAGGACGGCAAAGAGCCGATCTGGCGAGCGCTCCTATCGTGGACTAAGTGCTGCTCAGACGGACCCGGGTATGCGGTCTGGTTAAGCGATCTGCACCCGTATGACCACGAGCGGATGCACCAGAAGATCATAGATATTAAAGGTCCGTATTCCTGCGAGAAGCTCGATAGCGAGAACCCCGGCATCTGTGGTACCTGTCCGCACCGTGGCAAGATTACCAACCCCCTGATTCTGGGGCGGGTGGTTCGGACTGACGACTCTGAGAAACAAATTGTCCTAAACCACGAACCCTCGCCACCAGAGCCGTTGGATGAGATTGAGGACGCAATCGACGTTGCCCCTCCGGCGGCACAGCAACAAGTGGTCACCCGCCCCCACGCACCCCGTGGGTTCACTTATGGGCAGAACGGCGGCGTGTACAAGGAGGTAGAGATTGAAGACGCACAGGGTAACAAGACCAAGAAGCAGACCCCCATCCTGCCGTACGACTTGTTTGTGGTGGATATTCTGAAACAAGAGGGGGAGCACATCGTTCACCTAGCAGCGAACCGTCCCGATGGGGCGGTAACGGTCATCCTTCCACAAAAAGCGGTGGTCAGCAAAGACGAAACCGTCAAAGTCTTGGCGTCTCAAAACATCATTGCGTCTTTTGGGAAAGGCAATGACAACAATTTATTTGATTACGTTCGGGGAGCAGTCGAAGACGCATCTATGACAAAGAAAGCAATCACAGTACCCACCCAGTGTGGTTGGCAAGAAGACGGCTCGTTCGTCTATAACAACCGAGTATTTACCAAAGACGGGCGCGAGACCACGGTGCCAATGCCCGGGCTGGAGAACATCAACCGCAACACCAACCACGCAGGTAGCCTAGAGAACTGGCGCAAACCGTGGGACTTGCTGGTTCAGCGAAACATGAACACCATGTTGGCAATTGCGCTGGACTCGTTCGGGTCTTCCCTAATGCGTTTCACAGACTATGACGGCTTTGTCTGGCACATCGGCTCAACCGAGTCGGGTACGGGTAAGTCGTTGACGTTGGAGTTAAAGGCGGGCGTGTGGGGGCATCCGATCAAGTACCGTACCAGTAAGAGTACCTCCCCCGTAGCCATGCAAAACCGCTTGGGGCTGCTCAACAGTATGCCCCTGTTGATTGACGAAATCACCAGCAAAAGCCGCAAGGACATGGAGTGGGCGCCGGAGTTTATCTTCGACGTTTCAGAAGCGCAGGGTAAGGACAGGATGGAGAGCGGCGCCAACAAAGAGCGCCTCAACAACAGCACATGGTCCACGAGCTGTACCCTGACCTCCAACGTCCATTTATCCGACTATATGTCTGGTGCGCGGCAACACAGTTCCAACGGGGAACTGCTGCGTATGCTGGAGTGGACGCCCAACGTGGCTCTGGAGTGGGCTGATAGCGACCGGGTTATCTTGAAAAATGTGCGGCAGAACTACGGCGTAGCTGGCGAGGCGTGGGTTCGCTGGATAGTTACCCATCAAGATATTGTCCAAGAAGTCATGGATAAAGTCCACGCCAAGCTCAAGACGGTTATGGAATTTGTGGATGACGAGCGCTACTGGCATGCCGCGTGTACCTGCTCTGTGGCATCTGCCATCCTGACGGGTCCGAAGTACGCCAACCTGCTGAACGTGCCAGTCAAGAACATCGTGGAAGCTCTGCACAACCTAGTTAAGAAAGCCCGTGGCGTCCTGCGTAAGAATGTGCGCACCGCTGAGGATGTCCTGAACGCCTACACCCGGGAGAACTACGGCAACTTTATCGTCATCCGTAAGGGTAGCGACAAGGGTATTCTGGCTGGCTGGGGTAGCGGTGAGACCATTGACGCCTCAATCACTCGCAGTAAGGTGTTAGGACGGGTCGAGCATGAGGTCGCCGCCGGGGGGTATGTCGAATACTTCTTGGAAGAACAGCTTCTGAAACAGCACTGCGTGGCTATGAGCTTTGGCTATTCAGATTTCAAGAAGCAGCTTGAGGAGGCGTTTAAAGGCAGCATCCACTACATCAAGAAGGACATGCTGGCGCGGACCAAGGGCCCGAACATGCGCGTAAACGTCATGCACATAACCCGTAAGATCGAAGAACTAGATGGTAATTCACTACCCGTGGCAGACTTTGAATAAGGGTGAGGGATTCTTTGTCCCCGGGCTAGACGTGGAGAAGATCAGGGAGCGCGGACTCAAAGCCGCGCTCCCATTTCGATATAGAGTAAAAGCCATCCCCGGCATCAAGGATGGCAAACTCGGCGTCTGGTTTATTCGATTGCCCTGATCCTTTTAGCCAGCTCAATCTCTAGTTTCTTTACTTGCGTGATTCGTTCACGTTTTTCTGCGGCTGAGAGTGTTGTCGATCCGGCAATCGCACGCCTTATTTTTGCCAACTCCCCCATCTTTTGACGGAACGAGCCGCCTATAGAGTTTGCCGCCATTTCAGTCGCATACTTTTGAGCAAACGCTTTAGCCTCGGCTTGCCGCCCCTCTTCAATCATTTTGTTGTATGTAGATTTGGCCTGCTGGAAATCCTCAATCCGATCAAACGCTTCGCTGATAACCCCGCGCCCATCAGCAGGCTGAAACAGAGAACTAAGCCCGGGGTACTCAGTAATTAAACGTTCTGGGCGTTCAACATCCGACAGGAGGGGGCGAGCTAACAGATCGGGAACTGCCAACACCATAGCCCCAAGCGTGGAAGTGTACCCCCGCACCAAGTACTCTACCTGCACGGGAGACACAACGTTACCAAGTATGTAGCTAAGAAACTTAGCCGCTTCTGGCGTGTAGGTATTGAAACGCTCGCTCTTTTCCAAGTTCTGCATACGCGCTGTCTCAATCGGCGCACCTGTAAAGAAAGAGTAGTTCGTGGCTACCTCAATTGCAGGTTTGAATGCTTGTGGAATTGAAAACGGTGTTTGTTGCCATAGCAGAGAACCAAAGGCTTTAGCAGCTGGGGCGGCTTTATCATCCGTCGTAGCTACGTTCCATATAATTTCTGGCAGTGCTTTAAAGACCAGACCAATTTCAAACGGGATGGGAATACGGAAGAACGCGTCGGTACCGGGGAACGGAACAAACCAGCTCTGCGCACGTTGTTCTAACGTAGCGTTTTTGTACGGGTCTTCATCCCCCATCAGTGCGGCGTAAGCTATTGTGCCTGCAGACAACATGAGACCTCGACGCAGCATTGTCTGGCGTACTTTCATCATGGCTTTGTCTGCTGTCTCAGTACCCTCAAACAGAGACTTACCTCTTGCCGTGCGGTACAAAACATCCAAACCCTGAATCTGTGCATTAAAGAACGGGATCATCATTGAAACCATCTTCATGCTAGGCGACACGCCATGACGCCCGAAGTTCATAGACTCTAGCGAGCCAAGTACCGCCTGCATGTGCGTCAGCCCTTTAGCCCGGTAGTTGCTGTATAAGACCGCCCGAGTTGCCGCATCAGCGTTCATTGAAAGCGTTTCGGCACTTGACCACAAGCTATTTAAACTTAAGTTCTTTTTGCCTTTTGCCAATTGACGCACAAGCACCGCAATATCTTCGTTATCACCGGTAAATACGTTTGTGCTAATAGCGCCCGCCGACTGGAGTTTTTTACCTGCCTCGCTTTGTTTTCGCATTAGTTTGGCAAACTCTTTTGTGGCGGACAGTATAGGCGTAGCATCGGACCCCGTTGTGATCCAAGCGGCGGTTGAGTCACGAATAATCTGTCGGAACGCATAGGTAGGAAGAGCCGTTACTGTTCGACGCAAGATTTTTGCAGGGAATGCAAGCGCCCTGACTGCCGCAGGTATCGTAGCTTTGATACCGCTCATGCCCTTGACCAGCAAATCTGCAGGCACACCGTCCATAATATCGCTGGTCATTTCGAGCTTGCCCGTCTTGGGGTCTTTCTTCCACTCACCAACAATTGCGTGTTTAGGTTGGCCCTTCTCAAAGAAACGAACAACGTTTGGTAAAGCCGGACCGCTACCATCGCGCACCACCGAATACCCAGACTCCATCAACGAGTAGGCAGTGTCTTTGGTTGCCATGTTACGAATCGACATATCAACAAGCATCTTGGTATTCTGCAGTGCGCTGGTAAAAACAGGCAGAATTTCTTTTTCGCCACCAACAAGCTCTTTCAAATAGGGCTGATTCTTCAAATCGCCGATAAGAATGGTGTGCTCTTTGTCAATAAACATCTCAAGGCTGTCGCCACGATCCCGATAGAAAGGAACGTAGTCCAACTTCTTAAGATTGGCAGCTTTTTCGGGAGTTATTGCGCCAGTAGCAACGGCAAGATCAAGCAACCGACCGTTGTAATCGCGGTAATCTTTGCGTATTTTTTCAAAAGCCGCTTTTATTTTTGGGTTGTTTTGAACGTCCCGATTAATTACCTCCCAGTCGGCTTTGGCTTTAGCGGGATCGCGCAAATCCAGTTTGTCCCAACCAATCTCTTTGTTCCCTGCACGGAAGCCAGCCAACCATTTAGTCAGCATTGTTTCCGCAAAAGTCTCGTTACCAATTTCCGCTTCTGCAAGCGTTGCCGCCATATCAAAAATACTTGTGCCCTCAACTTCTTCAAAGGTGTAGCTGCTCTCGTCTTTGTTATAACGTAATTCAAGACCGCCCACAGACGCAGCAGTAGCCGCATACTGACTACTATTCTCACTAAAACGTAAGTAGAAAAGTGTCTGGAACATGCGCATGGTCTCTAGTTTGCCTCGCGCAACGCCCTTGCGTAATAACTCTTCGATAGGAGCAAAACGATCCAACAGCTGCGTGCGCAGTGAGAGCTTTAAACCATCGCTAAGAAACGCGCTTTGAATACGCTGTGCTTTGGATTGCGTCTGAGCAACACCGGATAAAGTGGCTTTTTGTGCTTCAGGCGAAACTCCACCAAAAGCTGTCGGCGCAGTACCGGGAAACACACCGCGCAGCACGGAGGCTGCGTTTTCAATCTGCCTGCCCTCAGTCATGGGCATCGCACGCTCGAACAAGTTGATTATGTTCTGTGTAGCTTTGTTCCTAAAGTCAACGCTCTCTTTAAAGCCCAAGAACGTCAGCAACTTGTTAATGAAGCGAGTGAAGAAGTTGCCACCACCGCTCCACTTGACGCCTGCTAACTTCTCTTGCAGCACACGGTTGGACAGCAGCTCAGACGCAAACTCAGAGACATCTGTCATGCCGTACTCACGCGCAAGACGAGTGTTGCCCTTCAACGAAGCAAACATTGACTCCAGTTCTTTACGGGCGGCTTGCTGCGCGGCGGTCAACGTCTCCATCGGGGCCTTCAAGGCACGCAGAGTAGCCGCGTGGATCATCTCGTGCAGGATGGTCTCTTCGCTAACAGCGTCTACATCATACTGCAGCACGCCTCTACGGGCCATGTAGTTACCCGCCGCACGCTTCCCATCAACGTACAGGTCAGAAACCATTTCCACTTTTGTATCGCCGAGCAGCTGTGCCAGCATACCTGCGAGTTTGCGAGTCAACGGGTCAGACCCACTTTCGGCTAGCAACTCGGCGGCTTTTACAGCATCGCCTGCCTGAAGCGCGCGGATAACATTCACCCTTACTTTGGTAAATGACGGCGTGTCATAAGCCGCAGAGTTTTCCCGCAGGTAGTTGTCTTCAGCAGCATCAACGTCTTCGTCCATAACGTCGGCAATAGATTTCTTGCCTTTGGTCAGCATTGATGCTATTTTTTCCGCTTCTATCGCATCTTCTTTTGCTATTTCTGCGCGGAGTTTTTGACGCCATTTCGGCTTAGATACATCAATCCCATACTCTTCTTCTGCAATCCGCTTATCTTCAGCAATCTGTTCTTTAGTACCGCGCGTACTAGTGATGGTACGTTTAGCCGTGTCAAGAGCTTTTAGATCGGCCTTCATTTGGCGCCGGTTCAACTCAGCGGTTTGTTCTTCGAGTGACAACTTACCAAATTCTTCCACAGACATGTCTGCAGGAGCTGCCATCTCAGCGCGGGTAATCGGCACGTCCTTCTGTTTAACACCCCGGGCTTCGCTAAGACGCTGGCTTGTTCCAGTACGCCCCAGACCTGCTTTACTTTCTTCAGTACCGCCACGCATTGATGCGGGGGCTGCCGACTGCGTACGGGTAACAGGACCGATAGCGCGTTTGCCCTTAGCGGCCTTGCGCTCTTCCAAAACGTCGTCCACAGAATTCATTATTTTCTGGAAACGAACAGCGTCTTCATTTACTAGAGGAGTATCAGGTTTCTTACCGCCTGTAATTTTTATACGATCAATGCCTTCCCCCTTAAGCAGGCGCTGTTCTACTGCGCGTTGCTCGCGAGCCGCTGCTTCTTTAGCCAAACGTGCAGCAGTTTCAGCTTTAGCCGCTCGCCTACGTTGTTCAGTCGATGCGGTTGTTAAGCGTTCGACTTCTAACTTGTCTTTTGCCCGCTTAAGTTCTTTCTCGTATTTTTCTAAAATTTTAAATTCAAACTGCACAAGCGTGTCGCGAGTGGCTTCTGCAACAATTGCCGTTGTTTCAATATCTTCAGCAGCACGTTTACGCAAAGCCAGTATTTCGTCGTTTAGTGCATCAAGTTTTTTCTCAGTGTCGGCAAAAACTTTTAACCCTTCTTTGCTGACACCCTCTTCTGCCGCAGCTTCGCGAGCTTTTTCAAGTTTAAGAATGGCTTCTTTTCCTTGTTGCTCAAGCGCATCAGCTTGTTTAATAAGGTCATTTTTTGCTGCACGCATTTCGGCAGTTACGCGCATCATGGCAGCATCAACCGCTGCCTGTAAATCATTGCGCTGTTGGTTCAGCAGTTCAGTGCGACGGTTAAACAGTGCTTCTGCCGAAGACTGCTCAGAGGCAAGCACAGGGTCAGCAAAAACAGAAGGGTCGGTTTTAGCAAAAACAGCAAAGAAATTTTTAGCGCCTTCCTTAACGCGTTTTTGTTGTTCTTCCAGTGCTTTTACTTGCGCTGTCAAACCTGCTGTTGTTTCCGCACGTTTTTGTTTCAGCAATTGGTTTTGTTTATTGACTTCTTCCACCATCGCGTTGTACTTCGTCATAACCGGTACGTACTCTGCTGGCGTAAGTTTGATGAAGTTACTAGCAGACAACTTATTGAGAGACGCCCCCACCATCCAATCAGATTCACTAATTCGGCGACGAATCTCTGCAATCTGTTCTTGCAGCTCAACCTGCGCATCTGTGTAACGCTTTGCTGCATCCTGCGCTATTTTTAGCATGCGCACACGTCCGGCAATTTTTTCCGCCGCTTCACGACCCGCACGTACAGCCGGAGCTTTCATTAAGGCGTCGTAGCTGCGACGAATAACACCAAGTTCCCGTTCTTCACGGCGCTTGTCGGCAGGTCCAGCAAACAGAGACTTCTGTCCAGCTTCACGCTGATCAATAGCGGTTGTGCCTGCGGGTAGTAAAGCCTCCTCAAGCTCTTGCACCGCCTCAAAGCCAATAGTGCCCTCTTCCGTTGTGGTGCCAGTAACGCGTTCTCTAGAAATCAGAAGTGGAGGTACTGCGCTTTTGCCTTGTTTACTGGGTGGCGAAACAGCCCTAGAACCGGGGGCAACTTCTTTAGTTTTGGTTGTGATGTCTCGGCTTACTTTGCCGGAGTCCGCACCTCTGATTATTCGAGACGCTTGGTTTTCTGCTGCATCTAGTAACGCTGTTGACGGCACGCCCTTATCAATAGCATCTAACGCCGCTTCCATTGACGCACGAATATTGTCAGGCAAATTACCCTCTAGCGCGTCTACCAATCGTGCGCGTGTGGCATCTTTAGTTTCGATAACACCTAAAGCCTTTTCAAGCGCAGTGCGGATACGTTCTGGCATATCGCGTTCTAAAGCTCTATTAATCAAGCCTGCGACATAATTTCTCCGACGACGAAGTTGTTGTTGTGGAGTTCCGCCAGTTTCTCCTCTTGCTTCGGCTGTCTCCCGCGCTTCTTGTTGCGCAAACTGGGTGCGCAATACAGGTTTAACAGCCGTAACTTGACGCCCGCCAATCAAACTGTCGCGAATTTTAGGCAGCACCTTTAAGCCGTCAACAATGACTTCTTGCGCAGCACGAGGGGCACCAAATGGGCGCTCTTCTAACGGACGAGAATCGCGAGTCTCCAGCACGGCAGACTGAACAACCTGCCCGCTACGCATCTGGGCGGGGAGAACAATACGCGTCTCTTTGTAGGCGTCGCTGCGATCTGCTGGTGCGCGTGTGCTAATTTCTTCAAGGGCATCGCTCAAGGCGGCATCCATATCAGAAGCGGCTTTCAAAGCCTCATCCACCGTAATTTCAGGACGGCCTTCAGCACGACGGTGCAACGCAGCTTCTTGTAGAGCACCACGAACATACGCAGCTTTAGCTTCGTTAGCTTGTTTTTTCAGCCCTTCAAGCGTACTAACGGAGGCTTCTGGGGCGCGCCCCGCACCGCCAAAATACACACCTGCTCGAATTTCAGTTAGCATCTCTACAAATCGATTCAAAGCCGTGTCTTGTTCAGCGCGGGCATCAAAAGCCAGCTTTAAATATTTGTTTGGGCCTTGTCGAATGTCGTTAATATCGTCACGAACTTTGTCTGCTTTTTCACGGTTTGAAGCCAGCATGCTGTTGGAAAGCGTTTCGACTTTCTTAAGCATCCCGTTAAATTGGTTGTTCGCCGCCTTGAAATCCAAACGCGGCATAGGAGTAATTGTTTCAGGCACAGGAACAGCACGGGGCTGATCTTTATCAAACACGTTCTCAAACAACGCATCAAACGCCTGCTCTTTGCGAGTAGCGTCATCGACCTCCATTGCCTGTTTCAGCAGACGCAGCGGATCAGCTTTTTCTCGTTTAGGAATAGTCCCCAACAAATCGGCTTGGCGGGCATCCAGTTCTGCTTGCGCTGCCTCTCTACGAGCTTGTTCATTCCGGGCATTCAAATCCAGCAACTGAGGGGCTGCGCCAAACATATCCTGTTGGGGCGCTTGTTGTTGTAAATCGGCAATGCGCTTTTCAATACGCGCGGCTTTGTCAGGATCGAATCCGGGGCCAGCCATGTTGAACAGCTTGGCTTGTTCTTTGGCGATCTGTTCTTGCAACTGTAATTGCTGCTGCTGATCTTCAACACCAAGTTCTTTCAACTGCGCGTCAACAGCCTCCAGTTCCTTAGACATAGCTCCGCGTTGGTCACGGAGCCGCTTATATGCCTCCATATCTTTCGCAGCAAGCGCATCGCTCATTTGCTGCTGGTTGTCTTCCAACACACGTTGCAAGGATTGACGCTGTTGGATCAGCTCTTCTCCTTCTGGCAAAACCTCCGCGCGTTGATCGGCTTGTTTAAACAAGTCCTCATAAAGTTGCTGTTGCCCTTCGACACCATACCCACGACGCTCGCGCTCGGCGGCAAGCTGCGCTTCATCGGCAGCTTGTACTGCCTTGGCAGCTTTGTCTCTCACGTCTTCGACCAGCTCCGTTCCGGGAATCACCTGCTGCTGCATAGTCCCTGCAACTTGCTGGTCAAAGGCTGCTTGTTCAGCGGCTGCTGCCTCGTCAGCTAGGCGTTTTTCCTCTGCGGCTTTTACAGCAGCTACGCGCTGTTCTTCCTGCGCTACTTCATCTCTAGCACGGCCTTGGGCGCCGATGCGGCTACCTGCCCCAAACAGACCACCAAGCGTGGCACCACCTACGAAGTTGTCAATGTATTCGCCGCGAGCCTGCTCATCCATCAAGTCCAGACCGGCCTGCATACGCTCAAATACCTGCTGACCAGCTTCTGTCAGACCCTCAATACCAGCAGTTTGAAGTGTTTTCGCCCCGCCAGCTTTGATCAGCCCTGCAGCCCCGGCTTCAGCCAGTTTTTTGGCAGCCTTCAGCGATTCTTCTTTGGTCAGCTCACGCCCAAATTTACCGACGAGCTTGTTGACGCCGGGTATGAATTTCAAGGCGACAGTATCCAGCGCAGCTTGAGGAACCGCAGCGGCAACGGCGGCCCCGAGTTTGAGGTCTTCGGGGGCGGTGCCTTCTTCTAGCTGGCGAGATAAGTTAGAACCCGTGAACTGTGCGGCAGAAACAGTACCGGCACCGAGCAAGCCAGCAGCAGTAGCGCCAAGACCGAGAGCGCCAGAAACAGGGGCAGAACCAACGGCAAGAGCGCCAGCAACAGGCGCCGCCATGTAAGCGGCAGATTGTCCCAGCAGAGTGGTGACGTACCCCCAAGGGTCTTCGCTTAGTTCAGGAGTCTGGGCAATTTGAGCGGCTTTTTCCCGCTGTGCCTTGGCGTATTCCGCCCCACCTTCGATACCCAGCCCGGCACCGATAGCACCAATATCACCCTTGAGGCTTTCAAAACCGGACTTTAAACCGGCAACAAAACCAGTTTCTGGCTCGGGTTCTTTTTCTTCCGGAGAGAGTCGGTACAATTCCGGGAACCGCTGCATTGCTAGCGCAACCGCTTCTTGCTCACTTTTTACCCCCTCGGGCAATTCAAAATAACGTCCGTCTGGAAGAGGTAGATAGTTAGCCATAGCAGTGTAAGTCCTCGGATTTTGACAATTCCCCCCAGCTACCGGATGCTGGGGGTGTAGATATTATGCCTGTTATTTAGTGACTTGGGCACCTTTTGGCAAGCTACTGGTGACTCTAGCCTGCCCCAATCTCTGTTGAGCCGCCAAGAACTGCTGAAGCAACGTGTCCATATTAGGCGGATTCGTTGGGTCAGCATTTTTGGTAGCCGCAGTGACAAAGTCTACAAAGTCGCGAGTAGCTGTGCTTTTGTCTTTGCCCATCGCGGCAGCATAACGCTCCAAGCCAATAGAAACGGCAGATTTTGGATCAGCCAACGAAGCATAAAGGCGTTCATCTTTTCCGGGCATCGCAGCAAGTTTCTCAGCAGAAGTTATCTGTGCGGCGGTCCGGCGGTCCCCTGCTTTAATCTGAGCATCTGCGACTTGTTTATCAGATAAAATCTTAGCCCGCGCAATTTGATCGTTGCCGTAAGCAGTAGCGGCTGCATTAGCGGTGTCCTTCTTCATGCCCAGCATGTCTTTGGTGTTGGTGTACAAAGATTTTGCCAAAGCGCTTTCTGCCTCGGCAACACCCGCTTCGGCAGCGCGAATTTCTTTCTTGTTGGCACGAGTTTCATTACGACGTATGTCCATCAGATTAGCAATACGCTCGTCAAGAATGTCGCGTTTGGCTTCAATTTTATCAAGGCCTTCTTTATACGCCTTGGTGCCAACCAGAGCGCCTTTACCGATGTTCTCAAACGCATACTGGGATGTGCCAGCCATCATTGCCAGCCCGGCTTCAAGAAGCGCCATGCTGACATTCTTGTCTTCTTTGCCCTCAAGCTCTTTAAGCTGCTTGTTGAGTTTAGCTTCGCGGTCAACACCGTACTCGCCTAGCGCCGCAATATCCTCTTTTATGCCAGACAAATAGTCTTGTTTGCCTTTAATCTCTTTTGCACCTACTGCTCTTAGTTGCGCTTCTAAACCAGCCGCTTCTTTATCAAGTACGTCCATGCCAAACCGCTTGCGGTAGTCATCCATAGACATCAAAGCGCCCAGCCCTGTTTCATCCACATTTATACCAGTAGGGCCGGGTACGAACGAAGGCTTTTCAGGCGCTGCAGGAGGCGCTTTCGAGGGTGCTTCCGTTGCAATTTCTGGAGGTCGTTCGTAAAGCGGGCGTGCGGCAGGCACATCTGGGTAACTTTCGCCAGCGGCTGCAGCGCGGTCAACTTCTGCATCTGCGCGTTCTTTCGCAGCTTGCGTCTTGGCTTTTTGGTCTGGGGTAGGTGTGGGTAGTGTGGCGGCGGCTTCCGCGTCTCTGTTTGGCAATGGCACGCGGTCGAAAAAAGGGCTGGGCGGAATTACAGGTTCGCCACGCTCGGCTAAACGTCGTTTACGCTCTTCTTCTCTTGCGGCAGCTTCTTCCGCATCTTTAGTTTTTGCCCGCTGGTTTTCAAGTTCGAGAAGCCGACGACGATACTCAGCAAATGACTCGTTTGGCTTTCGTGCACCGGGAATAACGCGGCCTTCAGCAAAAGAAATAATCCCGCCGTCAGCAAACTCCATATCCCCCGCAGGCAACTGCCCAATACCTACGTCTTCAGGCATGGGTTGGCCCATTGATTGTGGGGCGGGTTGTGGGGACATACCAGCAACGACCTGATCGACTACTTTTGGCGGCTCTTGCATCCCACCCTGCGCACCCTGCGCGGCATTACGGATTTCTTGACGGCGAGTAGATTCAGACAACGCCAACGACATAATATAGGGGTCGTTTTTGTTCATCATGGCGTACTGTTGCAACGCCTGATCAGGAAGAGTCGCTAGCTTGGCGGTGATTTGGTTGACGTTAATCATACTGTTCCTCAAGCCATTTTAGAAATTGCCAAATCGGCTAAACCGGTTCCTACCGAGCCGCCTTCAGCGTAGCCCACTGAACCACCCTTAGCCTTAAACATCCCGCTCAAACCAAGCGCTGCTGTACCTAAACCAGCTAGCTGAGACACAGTACTTGGAGGGGGCGAATAAATATTAGAGGCTTGACTGGTTACGCCGCTCGCACCGCGCAAGCCGGAGCCGAGAATGTCGGTGTAGAAGCCTAATTGCTGGTATGGGTACTGCTGTTGCGTCAAGAAGTCTTGATACTGCTGATCCAGCTTGGCCTGCTCCAGAGCCTGTTGCTGTCCACCATATTGAGCCTGTAGCTTGTTGATGTCCATGCCTTGAGTAAAGCCTTGCTGACCCAAAGTCCCCAACTGCCCAGCGCCCTGAATAGCAGTTTGCAGTCCTTGCAACCCTAAACCAGCGCCATATTGACGGGCCTGTTCAGCCAACTGCTGCTCGGTGTTAAATTGTTGCTGCGCTTGGTTAAACGCTTGGTTCAGCCCCTGCGCTTGGATGTCACCTTTTTGAATGGCTAAGTTACGAGCAGCCTCGGCATCCATAACGGCTTGGCGAGAACCGCCAAAAGCACCGGCTTTAACTGCCCCTGCCCCACGTTGTGTACCCGCAATATCCGCTTGACGTTGCGCTTCGCGCTGCTGAATATCCACCACGTTCTGCATGAACGGGTTCATGTATTGGCTTGCCGCTTGTCCTGTAAACTGACCGGGCTGATAGCCTTGGTAATTAACATTACCGGCGTTCATCGCCGCAGCACCAGCAATACCGCCACCTAATGTAGTGAGGGTAGAAGGCGTCATAGCTCCAGCACCCTGCATGGCTTGTGTGGTTAGCCCGCTAAAGTCAGCCATTCGCTGACCTGTATATGCTTGGTACGGTTGTTGAGCAAGCGCTTGGGCTTGAGGGAAAATCCCTTTCTCACCAGTAAAGTAGCCCTGCGCCCAGTCCGGTATCGTACTGGTTGTAGTTGTTTGGGTAACGTTTTGGTCTGCCATTTTGTTTCCTTACGCCTTTACGACTTTAGCAGGATTTACTTTGCGCTGCTGCGCAGTCTTACCATGTGCTGCTTTGCGGATTTTGTCCATCATGGCGTAGAGCTTGCTAGCTCCTTTTTTCATATCACCGCCACCAATCTTAGCAACCGTCTTAGGATCAATGTACGCCTCACCGTCGGCTACCCGCGCGGGTTGCACACCATCAATGTGCGTTGGGATAGAGTCGCTCAACCCGTCACCTTTGCCTTTGATTGGCTTGATTGCGCCCAGTTTAGCCTGCAGTGTGCGTAACCCTGCATCAGTACTGCCATTACCCAATGCACTAACAACGTCGGCGGGGACAACAAAGCCACCCTTAGCCATGCCGCCAGCAGCAAGAGATAGGAGACCACCATTGGCAAATAAGCTCTCACCAGTGGAACTATATCCGGTATCTCCGCCGTAAGTCTCTCCGCCATAGCTAATGCTACCGCCGGGGCTACCACCACTGCTATCACCACCGCCAATACCAAGCTGTGCGTTAGCTTGCGCTACCGTCATTCCCCTAGTATTAGTCTCAAAAACAGGCGCGTTTAAGCCAAATTCGTCGTATGTTGGGCCCGCAAACGGGTTAGGAGCAGGAGGCGACCATCCTTCAGGAGCACCGGTAACGTCGCCCGCATCCTCCATGTTACCAATGCCCGGCGCATTCTTGCCGATATTACCCAGAGGTGAAGCGTCGCCGCCGGGGTATGAAACACGTCCTGTATTTATGTCTGTAACAGTCACACGACCTGCGCTGTCTTTTCCAACTATGTTGGATACGTTACGGCTTTCAACAGGCGCGGCTTGGTCTTTAGGCAACGTAGTCGGCTCCGCACCTATAACTTTTCTAAACAAATCAAGTGCTAGCGCACCGGGAGTGGCTAATTTAGCCAGTAGTGCGGGTATCTTAGCGCGTTCTTCTACCTGCAACTGCCTCAATGCCTCGTCAATAACTTCTTGTGGGGCATTAGGATTAGCCGCTCTAATTTCGGCTTCCATTTTATCGTAGTAGTTTGGACCTGTGGAACCGGCACTATCTCCGCCACCCGCAATACCCGCAATACCAGCACCACCAGCACCGGGAGTAGTTGCAACGGGGGTTTCAGCTTCGTAAATCTTGCGGTATGTACCGGTGGCGGAGTCAAACTCAAGTCGATACTTTTTGCCGTTTTCATCGGTCAAGATGTCGCTCTGACCACCAGTGCCGGGGGTTGATGGCGTCTGTGCACCAGTTGGCGGCGTATAGTTTCTACGCCCCTCATAGCCAGAAACTCCGCCGGGCAAACCAGTCGGTGTAGCAGACTGTCCAAAATACATTTTGGAGAATTCTTCCGGCGTCATAGGTTTATAACCGGGACGATAGGGGGCGTAGTCGGACAACCCGCCATCAGCTAATGAAACGATACCGCCAGAAGCCTTGCGAACTCCGGGCATCTGAGTTGCGGTTTGAACAGGAGAAAAATACTGATTGAGGTACTCTTCATTCGACAAAATAGCGCGTCTGCCGCCTGTAATCGGGGCACCGCCTTGAGCATAACCAATAGCGCCGCCTTCAGCGCCGTAGGTAGTTTCCCCTACTTTCACATAGCCGGGGCCCGTAAACCAGTTTTGCTCGCTTGTGTCATTAGGGTCACGACGTGGCTGCGCTACCTGTCTGCGGTACTCCAATCGTGGAACATTTACGGGAGTACGTTGCACATCCGGCATTTTAGTTGCGGTTTGCTGAGAGAGTAGTAACGGAGACCCCGCCGCGCCAAGTGCCATTGCCGTTTTACCAAACCCACCCATCTGGTCAATAACACCTGATGGGTTCATTAAACCAGCTTTTAACGCCTCTGCTTTTGAGACTTCTGCGGCAGCGTTTGCAGCCGCTGCTTGCTGCGCTCCTTGAGTTACGTATTGTTTAGCTGCCTCGCTTTGCGCTGCTGCGGCAGTAGTAGGCGCGTTAGCCGCCCCAAGAGCAGCGTTGCCTGCGCCGAGAAGACCTTCCCCAAGCGACGAGCCGCCCCATGCACCCAGCCCTGCCATAACGCCTTTACCCAAATCCCCAGACGTTAACGCGGTCAAACCACCAACAGCAAGCCCTGCCATACCAGAACTCATCAATCCAAAACCTGCTGGACCAAGAGCAAAACCAGCAACAGCAGGCAAAATGTCTGACAAGAAACCAGCTTCGGGTAAACCCGTACTAGGGTTAATACTTAGTGAGCCACCGTGCGCCATAGCAAGCGCCTGCAATCCCGCAACTTCACGGGGCGTCATGTGGACAAGCTGTGTATCTTGGTTACGTCCTTGTGACCGGACAGCTTGTGCAATTGGGCGTAAGTTATTCATAGCTGTATTTTAGTGTGTCAAAGTACAAATGGGAAGTTTCATTACTGTTGAATCTGCTCCACCATCAAGTTGGCTGCAGGAGAGCCCGGTGCAAAGGCCGTTGCAGGGGCAGCTTTAATCGTAACGGCTGTATCAGTCGCCGCAAACATAATCTCAATATAGTCGTTCGCAGCAAGTGAGACCGCTTCTGAGATTAAAACCGGCTGGTATCCACCGTTCAAGTTTAGGCTTGTTATGCGGGAGGATTGAGGGATATCGGCCCCATTCTTCCTAATCCAAGCATAAGCGTCCTTTTGGGAGGCGTTGCTACTAGAGTACTGCAAAGTGCAGGATATGTCGTAATACCCAGAATTCGCCACAACGATTCGTGAAGTAGGAGTGCCCCGAGACACGCCATTGCTGACGGCTGTCGTATTAAATTCAATTGCATACGCAGTGTTAGCAAGCGCAGGCGCGTAATCAGTAGTCCGATTAAATGTCCCGTAGTTTCTTTGCTGTTCAATGGTGGGGCGAACAAATATGACACCGTCAGTAGTGCCTACTTTAACTACCGCCGCTAATGGAATAACATTATTAGGCGCGGTAGGTTTTACATTGGTCAGTGCTCCCGCTGTACTGGGAGAGGCATACAGAATATCCCCCTGACTAAAACCGCTTGTGTCTACGTCCCGCACAAAACCCCAAACCGTGCAATATCCTTTTTGGCCCGTATCCGGCAGGTCATGGGTCATGACACCAAGAATGTAAAGCGTTGACTGTGAGCCATCAGCGAGATAAGGTGCTACTCTCAAGGAGCCCTCCGTAGCCCCAGCAAAGCCGACAACCGTGCCGTTAAGTATGGTAGACCCGGTGTTGTTACTCACGCGGGCATAGGTCTCTTGTCCTATTTGTTGTACAACTCCATACTCCATGTCGAGTTCAAGAGTCGCGTCATCTGAGTCCCAATCTAGCCGTCCTGTTTGGTGTACGGTAGGCGAAGCTGTCGTATCAAAGTCAATGTAGTCAACTGGCTTATTCCAGTCCAATTGGCCCAGAATATTATCAAGCTGGTTGAAGTACAGGCGCAGGATGTTATTTAATTGATCCTGATACTGACGGTCATACTGCGTAGTAGCCGAAGGCAGGCGCGGCGCGACGGTCTTATTAAGATCGTACTCAGACGTTAGGACATTAGCCATTACCGACGCCCATCTGCACGAATGTCAATACGCGGGGCACCTAGCTGCCATGTGGTCCCCAGACTGTCCGACTCAACCTTAATGGAAATCTGTCGGCCCCGCACTCGGGTGTAGACCTGTCCCGTAAACTCTTCAATTGGCAAAGTAGCTGTGCGAACAACGGGAGCTGTATTAGACCCTCCAACTGAGGCGGGGCTGTTATACCCAGAGCCAGAGTTCTGCAGCGGTAAGAGTGAGAAGTTCGCCACAGGAGAAGCCGCCGTTGAGCCACGGAACGTCAAATCAGGCAGTAAGCGCCAGATGAACCCGAAGTTGTGCCCATCATCAATGTCGATTTCAGCAGACGTAATATAGGCTTCCATTGGCGCAAGCGTGCCGGTATCACCGTCGTCTACCCCGGTTTCTTGGTTCATCAGGAAGCCAGTCGGCGTCGTAGCAAGTGGGTTCGGGCTTAGGCCGCTGTCGAGCCAAGCAGTCCTGTCCATAGTGCCGTAGTACCAGACATCCTCAACGTAGTTGTACACCACATAGCGGTTAGGGGAAGTAGAAGAAGATGTGCAATAGAACCACCAAATCTCGTTATAGGCCTCAACCGTACTGGCAAACACCTGCTCAGTCTGGTCATGGTTCAACGTCAAATTGGCGTCGGCGTTCTGGAATATAAACTGGCGCAAGTCACAGCGCAGGGTCTGCACACGACCGTCGTACTTATAGAACTTGTCGGTACCCATCCAATAGGTAATGTTGTTCGCCGTAGCCACCGCATTGGGGCTAATGATAGAAATGTTTTCGCCAACAGACTGTGCCCCCCAAACAAACGGAGGGCCTAAATACTGCAGCGAATACAGCGCCGAGTCGGTCCAAACCAGTATCTCTTGACGTGTCTGACGAGCAGTAACAATCTGTGACCCAATAGACAGACGTAAGTCACCTGCTTGGTTAGTAATGGCAGGGGTCCAATTGGTAGGGTCTTCTTGGTCTGACCAGCGAACCAGCATGGGATCAATAGCGCTCTCACCCAGCCCGTTAACGCCAAAACACAGCACGAAGCGTGACACATCCGATACAAGAATGTTGTTCTGCAACGTAGGTACGTTAGACGCCCCGGACAGACTTGACAGGGGAACCCCGCGCACGGTAATGCCAGCAGTAGCATCCCAGTAGTAGATACCACCGCCCCGTGGACCAAAGATAAGGTCTTCACCAAAGTTGGAGTGGTTCCAAATACGCAAGGCATCAGTCGCCGACTGTCCAATACCCCAAGGACCAAAGCCCCAGAAGCTAGCACCCCAACCTGTTTGTGCGGCCTGAATTGCCGGGCCAGTATTGATCTGGTAGGCGCCTACCGTAGCCGCGCCCCCGTTACCCACGTCTGAGGCATTGGCTGCTACAGCAGCCGTAATAATATAGTTGTCGGCATCCACGATACCCGTAACTTGGTACTCTTTATTCAGCACAGCAGCCGTAATTGCCCCACCAAGGCCCACGGCACCACTAAAGGTCACGAAGTCGTTTGTAATCGCCCCGTGGGCTACGTCAGTTACAACAATAGCTGTCGAGCCAGAAGTGGCTGCAAACGTAACATCCCCCGCCGCTGTCGTTGCCCGAATGGGTGTAATGTCGTAAAAAGCTGTGCCCAGCTCTATATAGTACTTGAGGTTAGTCCCCACGCCAATTAAATTGAGCGCGTTTAGGGTCACCCAGTTAAGTAAAGAACGGCACGTCCCGAGGAACGAAACGTTAGAAAATCGGGACCAACCGCCAATTTTTTCAGGCGTGCCCTGACGGAAACGAACCTTGTCGCAGTCGTACCAGCCACCTTCATTTGTGTACCGAGTATTTTCCCGATTCACACCGGGTTTCAGTAGTAATTTTTTAAGGGGCATAGTGCGCTCTTATGCAACAAGTCCGGGCAAATAAACTGTTTTTCCATCCCGCTTTGTAGCGGTCAAGACCTGCTTCTTGTTATCCGCAGGGTTAAAACTTACATGCACCCAGCCTGAATCGGGGACGCCGGGGGTATAGAACTCCAGAATAACTTGACGGAATTGCATGTGGTCCACAATCCATTTAGCTAAGTCTGCGTTAGCAACACCGGGAATTTCAATATCCGCAGCCATGCCTTTGCAGTGATCCGAGGTCTTTGACCCCCCGACTTTCGCGTTTACATCCGGGTGCCGGAAGCCAGAATTTACTTTGACCCCCATCCCAAAATGCTCACGCACAGGTTGGAGCACATTTTCGCACAGGGCAGTCAGGTTTGCAATCTCTTCGTCACCGGGAGTATTGTCCATATCTAGGCGTAAGGCTGTATCGCTCTTGACCATCTCCGCTAGGCTGAAGTTCCTCGTTATTTGCATTACCGGTTTCCTTTAGTAGCACCTGAATACAGGTCACATCGTACGCCCGAACATCCGGGTCTTGTTGCATTTTTTGGACAGCTTTGCGGTTGACCGCTTCGCATTCATGTAGGTACCGCTCGACATAAGAATAATGAAAGGCGCACCCACCGTTTACTAAACAAACGAAAGCAGTGGGTATCCATAGCATTACCGAACCACAGACTTGAGTTGTTCATCCTTGTCTTTACTGCCAATACTACTACCAAAGTAATAAGACAAAATCTGTGTCACCGCCGCAGAAAGGACGCCAAGGATGTAGATAAGAATGTCTTTAGCTTCCGGCTTGACTTCAACAAACATGAGTACAGCAAAGAGCACAAACGATAAGCCTGTGACCCCCAGCGCAAGAGCTGGTGTAACAATTTTGTTAATGAGAGGCGCGTATTCACTCGAAACGACAGCCATTTCGCGCTCACGAGCGTTTGCTTTATCTGCAAGAATTGCTTTAAATTTGTCATGTTCTAACTGTTTAATTTTTGCCTCAGCCTCTGGATCGTTTGTGATGGCTTTCATCACAGCGTTCACTTCATCCTTGACGCCAAGTTGTTTAGAAAGCGCACTAACTGCCACACCAGCCAGAGGACCGCCAAGCGCAGTAGCGATACCGGGCGCAAAGCCCTTAACCATTGAAATAAGGTCATCCATCAATTTACTCCGTTTAGTTTCCACTCAATAGCCGTAGCAATCATGCCCCATAGCGCCCATACTGCAAGAGCAATAATAATTGCAGCTAGGGTATACCCTACCGCATCCCGACGGCGCTGTTGTTGAAAGATAATTTCACGCTCGCGCTTAAGTTTAATCTGGCGCTGCATGTGCATCAAGTCATCAAACGCCTGCGGCCCGTAAGCTAGCTTCACCATAGACATGAGTTCTAGGTGTTGTTTGCGTATGGCCTCTCGGCGCTGGAGTTGCTCCATTGCCTCTTGCTCGACGGACTTACCGCTGCCGATACGTTGGAATAGGCCCGGCTTTTTGTTGTCGATTTCAGCAAGCTCAGAGGCTTTACCCATCCATGCGCCGATTTGACCTAGAACATCTTCGACTTCACGGCCCGCCTCCACTAGCTTTTTGACCGTGTTGAAAGCGGCAGTAGCCGCCATGAAGATGCTAATTGGGTCCATCAATCACCCCAACGCTGGTCATTAACGACAGCAATTAGGGCTTCTACGTCAGCGCAGGCAGTGACGGCAACTTCAAGTCGGTTGGCTTCGGCAAGGATTGCAGCACGTTTGGCAGCAACATCAGCGTCAATGGGCACATCACGCTCTGCCTTGCGAATAACCATCCAGTCAGTGCCAGCCAGCATCTTACCTGCCGTGTTTTTGACCTGTGCAATCCAGTTCGACTTCAGACCTTTGGTTACCAGACGCTCATCACTGTCAACCATGACGGGGTTAGCAGGGTCAGATTTGTCCAGCACTTTGACATACATGGGGTTGCCGTCTTCATCGACTTCCTCACGGTCTTCCATAGCCTTGGGGTTGTTGATGTCGCCTGACCAGTAGAAGCGGTCGTCAGCACGGGTTGCTTCAGCTTCCCAAGTAATACCCAGAGCCGCACGGTCTTCAGCGGATGAGAGACGTAGCCAGTTAGCAGGGTATTGAATGTCACCTAACGTAAAGGCACGGTCAAGTTGAAGTGGTTTGTTGTTTACTTTATACATTGTGTTTCCTTATCGTGCGAGGGAATTTTTGAATGGGTTTTCGGCAAACGCCATGTAGATATAGGTGGTTCCGTTTGAGTTAATGCTCACCGAACCTTCTCTGAGCTTAAAACCATTTGAGAGAAAGTCGGTTGGGTTGTTCCCTGCTGCGCTTTCGGCAGTAGACTCATTAGGCACAAGGGTACGACCGGCTACGTTTTGGGTGTCTCTAGCGGTATCCTTCAAAATCCAACTATAACCTGTGGTGTTTTTTATCAGAAGCCATTTTGGGCGAAAACCTAGGTACACAAAAACGCCGTCTGAGGAACCATTGCCCGTGTAGCTGCCGAATTTACTGTAACCTTCTACATCGGCGAAACAGTAGGTTACATAAGTATTAGCTAAATTGATTGCCGATGCTAATGTAAATACCGTATCTGTTGGACTTGTATTATTAAAATAGTTAACACTAGTAATAGCGGCATCTGTTGTATTCAGAAAAAGTGCTTTCGTATTTCCAACGCTTTGGTGATAAACGTGCCAATTAGTAGCACCATTTACACGGTTTTTGGATATAAACATTGCAGGAGCCACCCCAAGTCCATGACCAATTGTCCCTACACCTCCTGTTCCTGTGTGCGTGACCACACTAACCCCAGCCGTAGGGTTGGCACTAACTGTTGAGGTGATAGAGCCATCAGTGTTGCTTACACCAGCGCCGTTGGCTTTCCAATTCCATGTGACATAGGTTTGTGCATTGGCATTAAATTCAAACGATGAACCTTGGGTAATTGTAAATCCATCTGAATCTAATGAATTAAACTCACTAGAAGCATCAACAGCCGCTGATGTCAAATTTGAAGCAAGCGTACTTGAAACACCTTGTAGTTTGTCCACAAGCCTATGGTTGTACGCAAATGAACGGCACTTTAACCATACTAAATCTGGTGCAAACCCAACCCCTGTAATTGCTCGATTGCTTCCGTTATTACCCGTATACAGCACAGGATT